ACAATGCCGCCGAGCACTTCACCGACGAATTGCCCGAAGAGCCGGAATCCCGAGCTGCCCTGGCCCAGCTCCTTCTCGACTGCCTGGATCGCTGGCACGAGGCCCTGCGAGAGCCCGGCGGCGAATTGCGTTGCCACTCCCTGGACCTCGAGATTCAGGTTCTTCATCTCGGCGCCGAGGGCGCGCGCCCGATTGATGGTGTCCGGATCGAAGAGACTGGAGAGCCGCGCCGCCTCGTCGCGGAGGCCCTGGAAGCCGACCCTGCCGATTTCGTCAAGGACGGGGATGAGCCGAGAGGCGTTCGCCCCGAGCGCCGAAATGAACTTGTCCGCTCGCTCCGGTCCCTCGGGGAGCTTCGCCCACGCCGCGCCCACGGTCGCGAGCCGTCCAGCGAGATCCTGCTTCGGGAAGTTTGCGATCTCTTTCGCCGAGAGCCCCGCTTCCCGAAAGCGCTCCGCCAGGTCGCCGCCCTGGGTCGCTGCATCATGCGTGCGCAGCATGAATTGTGCGAGCGGGCGGCGCATCTCATCGAGATTCGTTCCCGCCTGCTGAAGCGCGACGCTGATGGCCGAGAGATCCTGGACGCTCGTCGAGAGGGTCTTATGCAAACGCTCCAGCTGCTCGGCGGATTGGGCGGCTGCCGTCGCGAGATCCGCGATCTGCTTGACGAAAAGAAGCGCGGCGATTCCAGCGACCGCTCCCTCAATCCCGCCGAGCGCGTCCGCCAACGCCAGAAGCGGCGCCGCGCCACTCTTCGCCGACGTCCCGGTCTTGACAGATTCGGCCCGGATCTTCGCAAAGGCGTCGAGGACGTCCTTGACCCCTTCGGCGGAGAGCCTTACTCGGACGTCAGGAACGTCGGCCATAGCCCCTCATCACGAGAATGGGCGGAATCTTCGGTCTCTGGAGATTCTTCACGTGCGGCGCCTGGAGCACGTAGAGGAGGCAGGCCTGCTCGAAGTCATGCCGTGCCCTCTCTTTCATGATCCGGATGAAACATTCGAGCGCCTCCGACATCGGCCACTGGAGAACCGCGGGAACGCCGTCGAAGCGATCCCGCGATAGGCTTCGGATCAGTTCGCCCCATGCGCCATACCGTTCGTCAGGAGGGCAGGCGACGGCTCGACCGAGATTCCCTTCGAAGAGCTCTCGATACGCTTCGCGGAAGCCTGCCCTGACGCGAAAAGCCCCATCACCAGCGTGACGACGAGCGCCTTCACCGCGGCCCACTCCTCGGCGTTCATCCCGCGGATCGCCTTGAGATGCGCCGCCGTCGCTCGGGCGATCTGCGGCGTCCAGTCGTTCTCGCCCAGCTCCACGGGAATGAGGAAGATCCCGAGCATCTCGAAGACCTTCCCGTCCCGCTCGAGCTCGTAGAGGATCCTGGTTGCGAAAGCCGCCGCCGATTCGCCGGGCCCTTGCAAGAGATCCCTCAAGCCCGCGCCGGCCACCAGATGGTCGAAGTGGACGATCTGCCCGAGCGTGGGCTTCTCCTCGTCCCTTCGGAAAGCTCGACCGCCGAGCACGATCGGTTCGTTCATCGCTTCTCCAGCTCCGGGGACGGCCCGGGGTTACCGGGCCGTCAGGAGGTAGTAGGGAGCCGTCGGATGGTTCGCCGCATCGTTGAGAACGCGGCCTTCGACGGGGAACGCGGCCGGCTGCTCGCCGATCAGGCCCAGATCGCCGGACGGGCTCAGCACGACCTTCCAGAACTCGGCCTCGATGATCGGGCCCGCGGTCGGATCCCCGAGAACCCGGATGTAGGCGTTGATGATCGAGTCAGCACCGCTCACGCTCTTCCGCGAGTCGACGCCGTAGGTGTATTCGAGCCAGCAGAGCGAGCCATCCGCGGCGCCGCCGGGCTTGATGTAGACGTTCCCCGTCGCCAGATCGACCTCGTAGTCGGTCGTCGGCACGACCGCGCCGCCAATCGTCGTCTTCTTCATCGCGAAGGTGCCGGCCGTGATGTTCCGCTTGGAGACGGGATACCAGTACCCGCCGAGCAGGGCGGCCTGGACGGTGAGGGGTGCGACCCCGATCGGATCGCCGGCGCCCGCGGCGAAGGATCCCGCGCCCTGCGCGATCGTCTGCTTCGAGCCCTGGGACCAGAACGCGAGATTGTCCTGATTCACTTCCTGGAGGGTCGCCGTGATCTTCACGGTCCGCTTCAGGACGCCGCTCGCGATGAGCGCGCGATCGGGCGTGACGCTCGAGTAGACCTCCCAGAGATCGTCGTTCTCCGAGATCTTGATCTCGGTCACGTTCCCGAGGAATTTCTGGCCCTGGCGCACGTAGCCGGACGTAAGCCGGTCGGCATAGACCTGGGCGGTCCCCGAGAGGATCTTGCTGCCATCCGGTTGCGCGTTCAGCAACATGGGCTCTTACCTCCTGTGCCGGGCGCTTCCGCCCTGGTTGTCCGGGACGAGGCCCGGTCGTGATTCGTCAGTCCCAAGGTCTCGTCCGGACTAGGGCGAGCCATAGCTCGAGAGATCGTTGGTCTTCGACTGGTACTCGATCTCGAACCGCGCGCGCGCGCGGACGTAGGTCAGATCCTGCTGCGCGTAGAACCACTCGGTCTTCTGCTCGCGGAGAATCTTGAAGGGCCCGGCGTTCGCGGTGCCGCGGCGGCCGCCGAGCGCGGACACCGTCCACGCGAGGAGAAGATCGATCTTGTCGAGCGGATCTTCCGACGAGTCGGCCGAGGCGAAACAGTCGACCGCCATCGTCATCGTGCGATAGGTGATCGGCCCCGCGACGCCGCCCTGCTGCTGCGCGTCGTCCAGCATCGGAGAGACGCGGATCGCGGGGAGCTGTTTCTCGTCGATCGAATAGCCGCGGAGCTTCTTCGCGTCGGGGATCGAGGCTGCTTTCGAGGGGTCGTTCAGCCAGGCGATCATCTGATCGAGGATGTCCTTGCGCAGAGACATCTCAACCACCCACCGGCTGGATCGAGTCTTCGAAGCTGATCAGGCCCGCGCCGGCGGCCGGGCCCGGGTCGATCGTGCAGAGGATCCTCGTCACGATCCCGTTCGCGCTCTGGAGGATCTCGTAGGCGCGATAGGGGACGCCGTCGACGAGCACCTGGTCGCCAACGGAAAGCGCCGCGGCGAAGGGCGTATAGACGAGTACGACGATCGCCTTCCCGATGAACTTCTCGAATCCCGAGACCTGGAGCATCTCCTGGTCCGCGCGGCGGACGGATCCGTTCGCGACCACGCCGTTGATCGTGATCGGGAGCCCGACGACGTCGAGCATGTTCTGGACCTCGTCTTCTCCGAACATCGCTTTCCTTTCAATCGGGGCGCCGGCAGCCCACTACTCGCCGGCGCCCCACCAGGCTCTCGGCCAGGAGAGCCCTTTCAGGGCGCCGAATTCGGCGTGATATATCCGTCGTAGACCGCCTGGAGATCCGCGATCGCGGCCTCGACGTTCTTCTTCGCATCCGAGATCTTCGCGACCAGACTCGTCGGGACGTTGGGATCCGGGCTCCAGTCCTTCGTCGCGTTCGTCGCGAGCACTGCAAGCCCCTGATCCAGGTTCTTGAGGGCGGCCAGCTCATTCGTGAGCGCGTTCAGAATCACCGATGGGACAGGGCTCATCTTCGAAACCTCCTTGTTCCTGGTTCGCCTGCGCGCCTTCCCTGGCACGTTATTTCGGGTCGCGGTCCTGGATCTTCGGATTACGGACCTGAATCGCCTTCCGGTGCGTCGGATCGACCGGCGCGGGCCCGACCTTCTGCGTCGTCTTCTCGACCCAGCCATGGGCCGTGTACTTCCGCGCGTCCCGTTCGCCGAGCTCGATCACCTGGCCGGCGAGGACGGACTCGCCGCCCTCGACCGTGAAGCCGCTCAGGACGAGATACGTCCCGATCTCTTCCTTCTTGTCCTCTTTCACCATCGCTCCCTCCGGAACGCCGGCGCCGATGAAGGCGCCGGCGGTGTGGGTTGTCAGAACGATCTCGTCTCCGCTCGCGACTCCTTACGGAATCGCGTTGATTCCCTTCACGAACGCGGCCGGATGGCGAAGATTCGTATCCACCATCTGGAAGCTCGTGAGCTCGATGATTCCCGACTTCTTCGAGCTGTACGGATCGGGGATGATCTCGAACACGCCGAACTCGCCGATGTAGCCCTCGGTGAAGACGCCGTGGACGAATCCGTGCTCCGCGCCGCCCGTCGGGACGCCGTTATTGAGCGTCTTCGAGAGGACGTTGCTCGCATAGGCCGGATAGCCCGCGAGCGCTCCACCCAGCCGCGGCCCGGTCCAAACCGGAAGGCCCGTATTGGCGGAGGGGAATGTCAGCGTGCGCATGAGGGTCGCCGCGACGAGCGGAGTCGTCGCCCACGCCGTTCCCATGTCGTCCACATTGGCATCGCCGGCGAGCCCAATCATGGTCGTCACGTCGACGTAATCCGGCGCCGCGTTCGCGCCCGCGCCCGGGCCGACGTCATAGCTCTGGACGCCCGTCAGGACGTAGACGCCGGAGGGCTGTCCCGAGGCGCCCGTTCCCACGAAGAAGGCTGTGTCGATTGCGACCCGATGGGACTGGAGAATGTCATTCCGCAGGAGCGCCTCGAAGTCCTCCGACGCCATCCGGAGGAGCTGGCGGGTCGTTCCCGTCGTGTCGATGATCGTATGGGGCGAGAGGGTCATGAGCTCGAAGGTCGGCATGCTGTCCGCGACCGCCGTGGCCTCCGCCGTCTGCCAGGTCGCCGACGTCGGCGCCGTCTGACGGGGGAATCCCATCGGACCGGGAAGACCCGCGAGGAAGCGAACTCCCATCCGGGCCGTGATGAGGGACGCGCGGAGCTGGTCGATGAAGGGGCCTGCGCTCGTGAACTTGAACTCGGTTCCCTCGCCGCTCGTCGCCGAGTCGAGCGGATAGGCTCGCCCGAGCTCCTTCGCGGCGCGCGCGGCGGCCCTGGGATCCACGCCCGGGATGTTCGTCGGGACGAGGATTCCCGTGACCTCGCGCTTCAATCCCTCCTTCGGAAGATTCCGGAGGAGCTCGTCGTGAACCTCTGCCTCCAAGCCACCCCAGTCGAGCCCGCCCTCGCTTCTCGGAAGCGAGATCAGGATCGCGCGGCGGAGCGAGTATTTCGAAAGATCCTTGTCGGGGATGGCGTTCATCCGTTCGGCCGGTGGCTGGTTCACAACCTGGACCTGCGCCCGCGCGCGAAGGATCTCGCCCGCGAACTGATCCGGCGTGAGCCCGCGCTCGATCGCCTGACCGACCTGATCCATCATCTCGTTCCGCCGGGCCATGGAGAGCATGTCCGCGATCTGGCGATCGCGGGTCTCGGTTCCGACCTCGATCGCGGCGGCGCGCGCCGCCGCAGGAGGCTCCGGCCGATTGGCGACGGCCGTCCCGGAGGCCGCTCCTTCGAGATCGTCTGTGGCCGCCTTCGAACCCTCGGCGCCCGCGGCGCCCTGGTTCGCACCCTTCGGTACCATCGCTCCCTCCTTGTCGACGGCCAGGCCGTCTCTGATCAGGACCGGGAAGCGCTCCTGACGGGCGTTGCTTCGCCCGAGAAGCTCCTCGGCCTGGAACCGGCCGACTCCAACGGACGTGTCCGCGGGAATCGACACGATGGAAACTTCCAATGGCTCCCACTTCGTCACGAGCCAGCTATCGATCTCGCCTTTCTGGACGTCGCCCCCCTGCATGAGGCTCATCTCGTAGACGCGGTAGCCGACGCTCACGCAGACGAGGATGTTGTCGAGGGCTCCCAGTTCGAAATCCATCCCACGCTGCGTGCGGAGATAGCGGATGTTCGCCGTCAGGCGATTCGTCTTCGGATCGATGGCGGGGTTGAGAACGCCGCCGATCTGATCATCGCGATCGTGATTCCAAAGGAGGGGCGCATTCTGTGAGAGCCGGTCCAGAAGAATCGCGCCCGGCTCATGGCTCAGCGTCTCTTCGACGAGGCCGAGATCCCAGTACCACTGATCCGCCGGCTCCTCGCTCGAGATCGAGATGGGATAGAGCGCGCCCTTCCCGACGAGATCTCGAGGATCGATCGGGGGCGCTCCCGGGGCCTGGTCCGCGCGAATCTTAGGAATCTCGACCAGGAAACGGCGGAAGATGATCGGGAGGGTCTTGTTCATTCGTTCGCCTCCAGATGGACGAGCCCGCGTCCGCGGTGCCCGTTCCCGTTCAACGCATCAAGGACCGCGGCGCGCGGTTTGGACGGCGCTCCAGTCGTCTCCCCATCGCCTTCGGTACCGGCCGCCGGCGCCGCGGTTGTCTCATTGAGAGCGGACAGCGAAACGTTCGTCGCGAGCTGGATGCCCTTCTCCTTCGCGAGCCGCTGCTCTTCGGCGAGATCCTCGAAGACCTCCTCGACGCCGAGCCCGCGCTGCGCGAGATAGGTCTTCCGGGATGCGAGCCCGTTATGGATCGCGACCGCGGCGGCCTTCACGTCCGAGAACTCGTCGACCGAATTCCAGCCGCGCGGGGTCCAGGAGCAGGCGAGGTAGCGGGAGGCGTCGCGGCTCGGGAGCTTGAGCTCGCCCGTCAGGAGGGCACCGTTCATCCATTCGGGATAGAGGCGGTTGAAGAACTTGAAATTCCACCAGCCCTGAATGCGGCGCATCCCGTCGTGCTCGACGATCAGGGCGCTGCGCTCGGAGCTGTAGGAAGAGCCCGTCCGGTCGTTCGAGATCGACTCATAGCTCATCCCCAGAGCTGAGGCGATTCGCCGGACGATCGCGCGCGTAAAAGCCTCGAACGCCGTGGTCGGATGCTGGGGATCGAAGGGCTGGAACTGATAGCCGGGAGGAAGGATCGAGAGCATCCCCGGCTCGACCTGCTGCTGGAAGCCGCCCTTGTCATCCCCGGTCCCGTCGTCGTTCCCGCTCGGGTCGGCGCCGAAGCCTCCCTCGTCGGGCTTCGTGAAGTAAAAGCCCATCTTGGCGGAGGAGATCCGGGAGGCGACGAGCTCCGACTCCGTATGGCCGCCGTGCTGCTTGATCGGCCAGATCGCGGCGGAATACCACGTCACGCCGCGGGTCTGGTTGACCCGGAACGGGAGGTAGAGATGGATGATGTCGGCCGCCGGCACCCGCTCGATCTTCCGCGGCCCTATCCCCAAGGTCAGCGGACGGTCGGCGATGTGGTACGCGACGCGCTTCCCCGTCGGATCGATCTCGATTCCGAGGCGGATCTCGTTCTGATCCGCGGTCGGAAGGCGGTTCATCGTGTCATCGACCTGGTCCGCGTCGACCGGCTCGAACGCGAAGCCGAAGCCGTCCGTCCGCCGGCGGATCCGAAGGAAGGCCTCGCCGTCGACCGCTACCGTGAGAACGAGAAGCTGCTGAAGCCCCACGAGATCGAGTTGCTCGTCAACCGTGACCGGCCCGCCGGCCCAGCGGTACCAGGCTTCCTCGATTTGGGCATTCACGCCCGCGGCCTTTTGGCCCTTCGAGTCGCGGACCTGCGCGGCCAGCGTTGGCCCGTTCGGGCCGATCACGTTGATCTGGAGGAGCTCGCCGAAGCGCTTCGCCAAGGCGTCGTTCCGGTAGAGATCGCGCCCGCGGGCGCGGAGGAGGCGGATGTTCCCTTTGAGCTCCTCGTCGGGATGGAGAAGGCTTGTGACCCAGTCAGCGAAGAGCCTTCCTGTCTGCGCGCCCGAGAAGATCGGGTTCCCGGCCAGGATCGGGATGCCGGCGTTCAGTTCGCGCCAGGCGCGCGCCGGGAGGACGGACGCCAGGTAGGCCCTGAAGAGGCGCTTCCCGAGGCTCGGAGCCGATTGCCGCGCGAGGGTTTGCATCAGCGCGCCCTCGTGAGCTCACAGCGGACCGGGGTCTCGAAGGACCCCTTCCGCCGCTCGAGCGCGACCTCGGCCTTGAGCGTGCGCCGAAGCCCATAGAGCTTCTCGAACGGGATCTTCACGACGGCCATGTTGTCGACCTGGATCGATTCCTGGTCCTTCGTGAGCCGGCCCGCGAGCCGGGCCTCGACCGCGGCGAGCTGCTTCTCGGCGAAGGACTGGAGGTCGCCCGCGGCGGCCGCGGAGACATCGGCCAGGACTTCGACGACGCCGCTCGAAAGGCTCGGGCTCGAGCGGCGGTCGTAGATCTCGCCGCCCACGTTCGAGGCCCGCTCATCCCAGCGGTAGTTCCCGGGGATCAGGGCGCCGGTCTCGGCCGGGAGCAGGGTGAAGTCGTATCCGCCGAGGCCGTCAGCGACTCCGGCCTTGTTCAAGACCGAAGCGCCGGAAAGGAAGAGGGTCAGGGTCCAGCCCTGGTCGGAACGGAAATCCGTCGGGGACCGCTTGAACTTCACGGTCGTCCCCGCCGCGATCACGCTCGGAACGCAGGTCAAGGTCTGCATTGGGCGGCAGATTTCGGCGGGTGGGGCGAATTGGTCTATTCAAATCTAATTTGAATCCCTCTAGGATCGGGGGTCCTTGAAAAGGGCGGCGAACCGGAGGTCTTCAAATGCCATATTGCGAGAATTGCGGAGTGCTCCGAACCTCTGGCGCGAAGGCCTGTGACCAGTGTCACAAGCCTTTTCGCCAGGAGAAGCAGCCTACGAGCCTGCGATCTAGGTTGATCTGGATCACGCTAGGCGCCCTCGTATTCATCTGGATCTCCGCCGTCGCTCGAAGCGGCCGGACGCCGGTTGCCACGCCGCCCATGGAGTCGGCGTCTTTCGATACTTCCGGCGCAAGCGCCAATCCAACGAGGGCGGATACCTTGGTGGCCGCGGCGCGTAAAGTTGTCGCCTCGGCAATCACCAACGGGATTATTGGGGCTCCCAACTATGGCTCGGTTACAAGAGTGACCGTCGGTCCCGACTTCGTCGGCGCCTCCTACTCTCTTAAGCGCGACGTGGCCATAGCGATCGAACTGGTATCGCGGCAAAGGGGCAACGACGCGCTCAGGGTCGAGTTCTACGACTGGAGAACCGGGCGGCGAATCGGAAGCTATGATGCGATATCGGACCTAGAGTGGCAGGGACCCTGATCTTCTTGCGCAATTAGCTCGCGGCCATCTAGCATGCGCACATATGAAAAGGAAGGATCCGCATGCCGTCGCCATGGCGAGGAAGAGATGGAATAAACTCACCAAAGCGGAGCGCGCCAAAGCTCTGGAGGCCTTGCACAGCGCCCGTTGGAAGAAAAAGACGAAGAAGCAGAAGAGCGAGCACGCCCGAATGATGGCCCGCGCCAGGCACCACAAAAAGAAAAGTTCTTGACACTGCTTCTGTACGCGCCTTAGTATCCCGGCCACGCTAATGCAGCCCGACCTCGGGCTTCCGAATATGGCAATCCCAGAGAACGGTCACGGAAGGCTCCAGGGACGCGCTCTCACGATCAGGGATCTTGGAAGGATGATCATCCAGGACTATCAGCTGAACGGACGGCGGACGCTGGCGAGGGCGGTGAGCTCGCTCGCGCACCTCAACTCGTTCTTCGGCGATACCCCTGCCTGGAAAGCCGGGCGCGAGACGGGCGCCTATTGCGCGCACCGGCTCGCCCAAGGCGCGGCGCCGGGGACCGTCAAAGTCGAGCTGGCGATCCTGGGGCGCGGCTTCTCGCTCGCGCTCCGGGACGGGCTTCTCCGGAGCCGACCTTCGATTGCCTCGGTCCGGGTCTCGAACGTCCGGAAATTCATGATCACGGAGGAGATGGCGGACGCGATCCTGGCCTATCTCCCGCCGGACGAACGCGACGTCGCCGAGATGGCTTACCTGGTTGGCTGGCGGGTCTCCGAGATAACCGGACTTCGATGGGAAAACGTGGACAGGCTCGCCCGCGTGGTCCGCCTGGATCCGGGGACGACGAAGAACGGCGAGGGCCGGGTCGTCCCCTACGGGAAGTTCGCCCAGCTCGCATCCCTGATCGAGCGCCGCTGGACCAGGACGATCGAGAGCTCGGCCCGCTGGGGCCGGATCCCCTTTGTCTTCCACCGCCGCGGTCGCCAGCTCCCCGGGATCCGATATGCCTGGCAGCACGCCTGTGATCGCGCGGGGCTCGATCCGCGGCCCGTCTTCCATGACTGGCGCCGGGTCGCCGCGCGGAACATGGTCCGCTCGGGGATGCCCATCAAGGTCGCGATGGCGATCCTCGGGCACAAGACCCGGAGCATGTTCGACCGCTACCATATCGTCGTCGAAGAAGACCTTCAGGAAGGGCTCGCGCGGTACTCCGTGCGGCTCTTCAATACCCGGTCCAACGGCCGTGGAAAATCAAGGCCCTCTGAGCAGGGTATCCACAATACTCGGTCGAACGGCCGCGCCATTTCGGCAAGGGAGGGGCGGGTTCAGTGAAGCGACCCGGCGACCCGATTCCCGTCGGCGAGCTTCAAACCATTTGGGACAAAGACCGGGCGGAGATATCGAGAGCCGTGGCGGCCCACGAGGATTCCCTGCTCGTGGATTCGCTCCGCCGGCGCTACCGGGAGGCGCGCGCATCCGCGCGGGAGATGCGCGAAACGGCGATAGCGTGGGCCAGTTGGAGCGCGAATCCCGGCGAGACGCCCCAGCCGAGTGGATTCCATTGGTGGGATTTCGCCGCGAAGCTCAGAGCGCTCGAGAGTCTTCCCGAGGCGCAGGCGGCTGTCTGCGAGATGCGCGAAATCGCAGAAGCATGGGCTGGCTATTGTTCCGATCCGGGCGAGAGCCCTTTGCCGAGTGGCTTCAATTGGTGGGATTTCGCTGGGAGACTCAAAGCGGTCGAGGCTTTTCTGGAGTCCTCCGAAGATAGATTGAAGACGCTCCCAAAGGAGTGATAGCTTGGGCGCGCCCTGAACGTGGAATCGGCGCCGCCTATGGAATGAGCTTCGCAGCGGCGATAGATAGATTGCGGGGCGGTTAAGTCGTCGAAAAGAGCATCTCGAAGTTCCGGGAATTACAAATGAGATGCTCTACCATTGAGCTACGCCAGCGTTTCTCGCGCTGGTCGCATGATAGAACCCATGAGCGAATTTATCAACGTAGGAGCCCCGGACGCGGGGACGCACGAGCGGATTGGGCCGCTCTGGGGCTCCGTTCCGATCAAGGACTAAGGAGGAGTGGGGATTCAATAAAGAACGGGCGACGGGTCGCACCTTCTGTGCAGAAGACCCCGCGACGCCGCCGCCCGCAACGGAAGCCCGCCGACGTTTTGGCGAGTGCCGTGCGCGTAGCTTCACATGCGCACGGACGGGTGTCAAGCCCACCCGAGCATGACTCGCTGAGCGCGGCGGGCCTCCACGAACCGGAGCCAGGGAGGCCTGACGTGGGCAGTGTATTGGGAAGCGCTCCAGCCAACTCTTCGCCGTCTCCAAAGTCCAAAGGCTATCGAATCTACCGCGCGAAGCACGGGAAGTACGTCGCGCTTCCCGTCGACGCGGAGCTCCACGGACGCCAGTTCACCTGGCAGCCGCAGGGATATGCGAGCTCACGCGAAGCCGCCGAGCGGATCTGTAGCGAGCTCTCGCGCGAAGAGACTCATCCCTTCCGCGAGAAGGACCACAAAGCGCGCCCCGGAAAGAAGCGCAAGGGCGACCGTTTCCATTGCGGCCATCCGCGCACGGTCCAGAACATCCTCGTCGAGGCAAGAGGGCGGCAGATGTGCCGGCGCTGCGTCACGGAGCGCGCGCGAAAGAAGGCGAGCTCGTGAGGGCGCGCCTCGAATTCGCGGTAGAACCGATTTCCACTCCGATGGCTCCCCTTCCGCAAAACCTGCCTAACGCAGGCGAGCGCCGTCCGCTCAGCTGTCCCTACTGCTGGGAGCGCTCCGCCTCGCCGGAGGGGCTCGGTTTGTATCAATGCCACAATCCGAAATGCACGGGCGGCGAGGACCCGATTTTCCAGTTCACGTCGATCTTGGTCGTAGACGCGGCGCGCGGGGCGAGGCTTCTGCCCTGGCGCGATGCGTTCGCTCTTGCCGCGGCACGCCGGCGGGATCCGCTCGCCGCGCTCCGCGGCTGAACTCTGAGGGACCGGCGTGATCTCGCTCCTTCCTCTGTCCAGGAAGGAGTAGGCGCTTCCAGGGGTGGAAACGAGCCGGCCCCCTTCAACGCTTCGAACGGAGGACGGGACTGAACGAGCAGCAGCCATGGAGCGTGTACCGCCAGCGGAACGGCCGGCACGTCGTGCGCCGTTGGAGCACGAACTTCGGCCTCGTGGCGATCTTCCTGAATGAATCACTCGCGCGCGACTTCGCGCGCGACTGCAACCGGGATCGAGAGGAGGAGCGGCGATTGAGGATTTCGGGTGGGGATGGGGCTCATGCTCGACCGACGACATGAGGCCTCGGCTTCGGAACTTGGGCTGCAAGGGGAACGAGAGAGCTTGGCCAGATACTACCGGGAATTGAGCCCGAAAGAGCGGCGGGAGCGCGTCGTGCTCCAGCCGGCCTATCGGGATGCGTACAACGCGATCACGGACGCGCATCAGCTGTCGCAGGTGCCGCGCTACTTCTGGCGGCGCTGGGTCCCGGAGCTCGGGCCCACGGCGTCGATGGTCTACATGCGCCTCCGGGATCTCTGCTTCAGCCGCGCGGGCGTGGACAGCGGCGTTTGCGACGCCACCCAGGACGAACTTGCCCAGGCGGCTGGCATCGCGAAGCGCCACACGGTCGGCGCCGCGCTCCGCCTCCTCGAGCGGTGGGGGTTCATCGCCAAGAAGCGGGTCTTCGAGCGGGACGAGGCGGGCCAGTTCGTGCGCGCCGCGGACCAGATCTCCGTCTTTTTCGAGATCCCGCTGCACGTCGAGGACGCGGTCGAACTCCTGATCCGGGAGGCCCAACAGACCGCGATCGAGTACGAGCACCGAGAGGCCGAAAAACGGCCACAGGCTGAGGCCTCGGATGCCGTAGGGCCGAAAAACGGCCTCTCGGTGGAAGTCGTTGATTCGCTTCCGAGAGGCCGAAAAACGGCCAGCAAAACGTTAGAACTAACGGTAGAAACAAAAGACAAGTACCGTTGCTTTTCAGCCTCGGTAGTAGATTCACCGCAGGGGGCGCTCGCGCTCGAGCTCGCGGAGGAGCTCGAGGACGCGCGCTCCGCGCCGTTCTTCCTCCGCTGCGCCCGAAAGATCCCCGAAGCGGCCCTTCGAAGGCTCCTGTCAGAGACCCGATGCGCGAGACGCGAGGGAACGCTCCGCGGCCGCCCTGGAGCGTACTTCACGGCCGCGGTGAAGCGGGAGGCGCGGGAGATGGGGATCGCCCTGTGAGCGAGCTCCGCATCGGCGAGAAGTGGGCCATGCGCGCGGCTGGCGCGGCCTCGCAGACCTTCGGGATCCTCGCCGTCCGCGGTGCCGGGAAATCGAACCTCGCCGCCGTCATGGCGGAGGAGATGCACCGGCTCGGGACTCGCTTCGTCGTCGTGGATCCCGTCGGGAGCTGGTGGGGGCTTCGTAGCTCGGCCGACGGGAAGTCGCCGGGACTCGACGTCCCAATCTTCGGCGGCCGCCATGGCGATGTTCCGCTCGAGAAGACGGGCGGCCAGGTGATCGCGGATCTTATCGTCGACGATCGCGTGTCCTCCGTGCTCGATATCTCCGAGCTCTCCGAAGGCGACAAGATCCGCTTCCTGATCGACTTCGCGGAGCGGCTCTACCGGCGGAACACGGAGCCGCTCCATCTCTTCCTCGAGGAAGCAGACGACTACTGCCCGCAGCGCCCCATGCGGGAGCAGGCGCGGCTCCTTCGCGCCTGGGAGAACGTGGTCCGCCGCGGCCGCGCGCGCGGACTCGGCATGACGATGATCACGCAGCGCTCGGCCGCGCTGAACAAGAACGTCCTCACCCAGGTCGAAACGCTCTTCGTGC